GACACCGAGATCGCGGAGCAGGAGGCGGAAGACGCGATTTCAAATGCGGAGCTGGCGAAGTCAGCGGCGCTGGGATCAAGCGTGCTGGCCAGCGGTGCCTACACGCTCGCCGACAAGCTGGTGACGAAGCTTTCCGGCGATGATCAGAACTACTGGGCGGCCGACAAGCGCCACGCCGAGTTCAAGGAGGACTACGACGACATCACGACCGGTCAGATGGTCGCGACGCTGCTGGAAGCCAAGGAGACCGGAGCAGCCATCGACCAGGCAACCGCGTTTGCGGAGAAAGCGCTTGGACCGGAACGGGCTGGCGAGGCCAAGATGGCGGGGGCCATGGTCGGATCGCTTCTAGACCCGTCAAACCTCGCGTCCATGGGAATCGGCGGCGCGGTTGGCGCTGGCGCGAAGATCCCGCAGCTTGCCCGAATCGGCATCAAGGCGGAACGGGCCATCAAAGCCGGGCTTGAGGCCGAAGATTTGGCGATGAAGGCAGCGAAGGCGCAGGCTGTCCTTTCGAAGACCACAGCAGCCGCGGAGATCGCCGGAAAGCAGGCGACCAACCTTGCGAACATGGGACGCGCCGCAAGCGCCAAGCCGTTCGAGGAATTCGCCGCCCGCATGGCCACCAAGGCAACCGAAGCGGAGTCTGTTCTGATGCCGTTGCAGACCGCGGCAGCAGAGAAAGCCGCGCATGCCGCCAAGCTCGCCGAACAAGCTGGCGGCGCTCAGGCAATCATGCAGGGGATCGAGACCGTCAAGCAGGTCGGTCGGCAAGTCCGCGCTGCTCCGGCAAAGTCGCTTGCGCCGATCCTCGAAAGCATCGGGCACGGCATCATTAAGACCGATGAGAAGCTTTGGAGTCTTGCTGGAAAGATGGACTTCACCCCGCAAACAGTGAACTCCATGCGAGGGGTGGCCGCAACGGCCGGCCTTTACACAGGGGGGCTCGGCAGCATTCCCGCCATCCTGGCTGCTGGCCCGATAATCCGCGGTGTTGGCAACTTCTCCCGCGTGCTAGGCCAAGAGCTACTCCAAGCCCGCGGCTCCGTGCCAATGTGGCAGCGCATTGCTCAGAATTCCACGCTCTCGCCGGTCGGACGCGCAACCGCGCACCTGATGGATACCGTCACCCTTGGCGGCAAGGCATTCGACCCCGTCCGCCGTGCTGCATCCGTCGCAAAGGGGGTTGCTGCCGCGGCTCCGGTTGATATTGCTTTCGAAGCGGTGGCGGAGGGAGGATTCGGGCCGGACACGATCAAGCAAGGCTTGGGCGAGTCGCTGCTGTTTGCGGGCGGACCAGCCACGGCGGGCGCAATCGTGCGAGGCGGAGTCAACGACCTCCGCGCCCGCACGGCGGGGGACGAGATCAACTTCAAGCAACGGCTCGACCCCGCGCAATCCCGCGCTTTCCAGCTTCTCCCGAAAGGCGCCCGCAAGTCGATGTCGGTCTATGCCGCGGTCTTCCCGTCGCTGAATTTCGAGATGCGAGAGGGTGGCGGCAGCGCCTATGACCGGCGGAGCAATACAGCCATCATCGACACGACCGATCCCAGCTCGCTTCGTCCGATCATCGCGCACGAGGTGAATCACCACATCCAGATCAAGTCGCAGATGGAGGAGGGCATCCGCGCCGCGCTTGTCGGGGATGGAATCAACGGCGGCTTGCTGCGGGCGGCGGACGGCACGCTCGATCCAAACTTCGCCGCGGCAAAGGACGCCTACAACCAGCGGATGGTCGCCATGGGCGCGGAGCCTTTGAGCGATTCGGATTTCGCGATCGAGTATTTCAACGAGGCGACCGTGGACGACCTTATTTCTCAGATGGAGGACGGGAAGATCCAAGGGCTCGCCCGACGCTCCAATTTCGAGCGCATTGTCCGCGACCTGTCGCGCGCCACGATTTCCAAGGTGCCGCTCGTTCGCGACCTCTTCCTGCGAACCGGCGGCGCTCTTGATTCCAAGGGAAACATGGTTCAGGGCAACGGGCTGCTGGCGGACGGCATCCGCAATCTTCCGTTCGCCAAGAACATGCTGCGCGAGGCGCTGCGCGAGCAAGCAGGACGACCAATGACCCAGCTTGCCGCGGACGATAAAGCGCCCAAGGTGACGATCCCCGCGGAGGCCATCAAGGGCAACAAGCCGCTTGCCGACTCCATGTTCGGCGTCCTCAAAACCGACGAGGCTGGCAACGCGGTTCTTGGGCCGGATGGCATGCCGGAATTCATCGACAAAGCGACGGAAGCCCGACGTGGCACCGCCGGAATCATCATCGACGAGGTCCAGAAAAAGAAGATCGAGCAGAATAGGCCGCTTGAGCCGGGCGAGATCGCACCTGACGAGAACGGCGAGATGCGTGGGACACACTTCCCGGAGGAGGCGGTGAAAGCGATCAAGGGAGTCTTCAACGCGAAGCAGATGGCAGTTCTCCGCATGCTGAACAAGGCGGCGCGTGACTTCACTGGCGAGACTTTCCACACGATCTACCAGCCAGCGCTGAAAACCTCCGCGCTCGGCAAGAAAACGTATGCCGGTCTTGCACCGACGTTCCGCGAAGTCGTCCCCGTCGCGGTCTCGACCACCAAAAAGGGCAACATTCTGATCCACCTTTTCAGCGTGACGCAATTCCGCGAGAACGTGGCAACGCGGGCGAAATCCGCACGCGGGAAGCGCCTCTACCGCGGCAACGAGGTCGCCATCCAGTCTGACGCGGAAGCCGCGATGAATCTCTGGAAAGAGGGCAAGACTACCGACGAATACTTTGCCGCGAAATACGGCGCTCAGATGGGGCCGGAATACAAAAACTTCGTGAACTCGGTGTTCGGCCTGATGACGAAGGAACAGCGGGCGCTGAACCCGGTTTTCGATGCCGACCGAATCCCCATGAACGTCGGGGTCTTCAAGACCTACCGGCTCGACCGCATCAACCAGACAACGCGCATGCAGGGAACGCCGCTGCCATTCGTTTACGAGTCCGCCCGCGACAACAAGCTGCCCCCGCCTATCAAGCTGAATCACTTTCCAAACGGGATTCCGGAGGGTAATTACGGGGGCATGAGCAAGAAGCAGATTTACCACGCAACCGATAAGGCTTTCGACGAATTCGACACCAGCAAGTCCGCCGATGGAACCATTTGGTTCACCGACAACCTCGATAAGATCAACAGCCGTGAGGTTGGCGCGTCAGGCGATGGGGTTGTGATGAAGCGGACGATTGATGAAAGCAAGTTGCGCCTCGCTACTTGGGACGACAGCGACAAATACTCGGTTGACGAACTGATTCAGCAAGGGTTTGACGGCGTAAAGATGGAAGAGGATGGGGAGACGACATACCAGATTTTCAACCCGCAAAAGCTGGAGAAATGAGCGAACAACTCTCAACCGTCTGGGCTACCTCGCCAGAAATGGAATTCTGGCGCGAGCAAGTCCGCGCACATGCCGAAGCGGCACTTGCCGAGAACCCGCTGGCGTCGAAAAAGATCGAGATTTCCGACCCGGAGAAAGCAGCCCGAGGGCTCTACATGCTCGCCAGCGGAAAGAAATGGTCGGAGATCGAATCCTCGCTCGGCATCAATAGATCAAAGATCAGCGCTCTCCAGACCCGTCACATCGGAAGCCTTGAGCAATACCGGCCGGTGCTCGCGAAGCGCCTGACCATGCTCGCATCCCGCATGGCCGACACGATGGAGGCCAAGCTTTGCCAGATCGAGGACAGCGAAGAAGAGCTGTCCAAGACTTCCCTGAAGGACATTGCGATTTCCAGCGGAATCACGATCCAAAACGCGTCGCTGCTTTCTGGCAACGCGACATCGGTCGTCGAGCACCGCAGCGGCCCGACGCTGGAAGACGCGATGGCTTTCCGCGACTCCATCCGCCAGCGGATCGCGGACAAGGCCAAGGACGGCGCGATTGATGTATGAAGTGGACACCACACCCGCTGCTTCCGATTCCCAGTGATGAAGAATTCGCCGCGATGGACGCGGAGGAAATCATTGCATACCACAGGCTTCATCACGAGACGATCAACAAGGCCGCGCTAGACCCGTATCGCTACGGTTTCCGGCTGCCGCACTGGAAGAAAGCCGAGGAGGCTCTTGAAGAGGTCAACGAGATCCTCGCGCTGGGGGGCAACCGCAGCGGGAAAACAGCGTGGGGCGCGTATTGCGTCGTCCGTGCGGCCATCGAGAATCCAGGCGCTGAAATCTTCTGCTTCTCGCAGACCGCCGAGGTCTCCATCCGGCAACAACAAAAAGCCGTTTGGGAGTGGTTGCCGCCTGAGTTGAAGTCGAAAACGACAAGCTCAAGCACCTACATTAGCTACACCCAAAAGAACGGATTTGCGGAAGGGAGTCTGATCCTCCCAAACAAGTCTCAGATTATCTTCAAGACCTATTCCGCCTACAGCAACAACCCGACGATTCTGGAGGGCGCGGAGCTTGGTAGCCACACCCCAACGTGGGTGAACATCGGGATTTGGCTCGACGAATATCTCTCTTCACCGGACCTAATCGAGACCGTTCGATTCCGCTTGGCTACCCGGAATGCGAAAATGCTGGTCACGTTCACCCCTATTGACGGGTGGACCGAGGTTGTGCGCGACTACCTTGATGGCGCGGAGACCGTGGAGTCACGCAAGGCGGAGCTACTAGGCGGCGAAACAGTTCCCTACGTCCAGCGCAGCAAGAAGCGGGACGCGTCGATTCACTACTTCCACTCCCAAGACAACCCTTTCGGCGGCTACGACCGGATCAAGCACGACCTGACCAACGAATCTCGCGAGGTTATTCTCGTGCGTGCCTATGGCGTCCCAACGAAGAGCTATGCCACCAAGTTCCCTAAATTCTCCACGTCGGTGAACGTCGTTCCGGCATCCGCCATTCCGAAGGAGAAGGTGACGTGGTATCAGGTGATTGATCCGGCAGGCGCGAAAAATTGGTTCATGTCGTGGATCGCTGTCGATGGAACCGGTTGCTTTTGGGTGGCGAGGGAATGGCCGGGCGTAAACGTGGGTGATTGGGCGGAGCCGGGGCGCGAGGGGAAATGGAAGCCGGGGCAAGGAGCGAAGGGACTGGGATACGGGCTGATCGACTACATCGAGCTGATCCAGCAGATCGAGGCCGAGCTTGGAATCGAGGTTCACGAGCGGCTGATTGACCCGCGGTATGCGCAGATCAAGTATCAGGAACGCGAGCGGGAAAGCTGCCTGCTGTCCGACTTGGACGATTTGGATTTCATCGTGAAAGCAGCGCCCGGCGATCACATCGAGGACGGCTTGCAAAAGATCGTGGACCTCATGGCCTACGACACATCGAAGCCAATCGACGCCGGGAATCGTCCTCACTTCTACGTGTCCGAGGACTGCGAAAACATCATTCGGGCGCTGGCTGAATATACCGGTGAAGAAGGCCTTAAAGACGCGTGGAAAGACCCCATCGACACCATCCGCTACGCCGCCGCCTACGGTGCCGACCACTTGGAAGAGGGGTCACTTCAATCGACCACCTACGGCAGCGGCGGATACTAGCTTGCCTTTACATAAGCGATTTACTAAGGATTCACCATGCCAGCGACCGAACGCCCTCCCTCGCGACTGCCAAACGGGAAAATCAACCCGGCATACGCCAAGTGGCGGCGAGAGAACATCACCGAGAAGGCGAAGCCGGGCGATGTTGTTCCGCTCGCCAACACCGATGACGAGTCCGCTGAACAATGGGAGGCGGAGGAAGCTAAAGACCCCGGCATCGGGGGCGCTTCATTGCCGACAGCCAGCATCGAAAACACCCTCCTCCTCCGCGTCGTCAAGGAAGCCAAGAACCCGCGCTTCGTTTACTGCGACCTCAACGGAATCAAGGTGCCGGTCGGGATCAAGCGCGGCCAAGGTCGCCGCCTGATGAAAAAGAAAATCGCGGTCAAGGTCGAGACCGTTGGCGAGAAGACCGTTTACACCCATATTCGATGAGGTTCATTTGCCAGCGCGTTCCTAACTGCTGCCGCCCACCTCGGTGGATGGCTTTTGCATACCAATCATGGGAGCGAGATGATGCCGTTTACGTGGCGTTCCCGCTCAACCTTTTGGTCTCCCTCGCGTGGTGGGTTCAAGACAAGTGGGCAAAAAAGGCCAACGCCCCCTCGTGGATTGAACGCGAGATTCGCCAGCGGATGAATCTGCAATCCAGACTCTACAATCCATGACCGACGAGGAAACCGAAGATTTGACCTTCGTCGAGAAGACGCCCGACATTGGGGTTCTGGCGAATTGCTTCGTGCAAACGCGGGCCGACCTTTCCGGCTTCTTCTCCGATTGTGCCGACTCCTACAACTATCGCCGGAACCTCTGGCCGGGGAAGACTTGGGATCTTCGCAAGCATGGCCCGTCGCCCGTCCCGTGGGATGGCGCGAGTGACACCGAGGCGAACGTTGTAGCCGAGCGGATCAACACCTACGTGGCGCTTTGCGGCTATGCGCTACAGCGGTCGAATATCATGGCGATGGCGGTATCCGCTGATGACGTGGGGCGAGCCGCTGCCGTGGGCACCTTCATGAAATACATGCGGGACACCTACATCCCGGATTTCAAGGGCCAGATGGAACTTGCGACGAACTTCATGTTCGAAAAGCAGATGGCCGTTTCCTACGTCTCATGGCAAAAGGAACTCCGCACGAAGCTGCAAAAGTTCACGCTGGAGGAGTTTGAGCAGCTCATGCCGGGATCAACGGACTTCATCCTGTCCGGCGACAATGACGAGGATCTCGCTGCGCTGCTGGTGAAGGCCCTGCCGACCGTCAGCATGAGCCGGGCTCGCAAGGTGTTTCGCGAGCTTAGGCAGACCGGGAAGGCGGAGCTTACGGTTGCCGCCGTCACGATTGATCGACCCGTGGTCCGCGCCCTGGCACCGGACGCCGATGTATTCTGGCCCGCCTACGTCACCGACTTCCAAAGCTCGCCGGTTGTTTTCATGCGGGAGTTCCTGACCCCGCAACAGCTTGAAAAGAAGGTCGCCAATGACGGATGGAACCGCGATTGGGTCGATTACGTCGTGGCGAACTTCCGGGGTCAGGATACTTGGATGATCGACGGCGAACTCGGTAACAACCGTGTGGTGGGTGGTAACTGGCAATCGTCCATCGCCAGCAATGACGACATCGTGATGGTCGTCTATGCCTACCAGCGGCTTATCGATGAGGAAGACGGCGGTGAGGGGATTTATTGCACCGTGTTCCACCCGTCATTCACCGGCGAGAACCACGAGGCGCAGCCTTACGCCAAGTTTGAGCTGATGGACGGCTTCGACGATTACCCGTTCGTGGTGACGCCGCTTTCCAAGGACCAGAAGCGACTCTACGAAGGGCAGAATTTCGGGGTCTTGCTCCGCGGCACCCAATGGAGCGTGAAGACCGAGCGCGATGCCCGCACCGACCGCGCCAGCCTCACGATGGGGCCGACGATCATGCACCCGCCCGGTCGCCCGCCTTCAGATTGGGGGCCGTTCCGCAAGGTGCCAGAGCGCAGGCCGGGCGAGTATCGCTTCGGGCCGATCCCGCCGCCGGACAACGGCAGCAACGAGATCGAGCTGACGATGCTGCAACAGGCCGACCGGCTTGTCGGGCTGGACTACAACCTTCCGAACGCGCCCGTCCGCCAACAGTTCTACATCGACAAGGTTCTCACGCACGCCAAGGAGGTTCTCAAGATGGCGCGGAAGCTTTGCCGCCGTTTCGGGCCGCCCGAATTGACGTTCCGGATCTCCGGCGACCCGAACGCCGTTGCCTACGACAACACGAAGGATGACGAGGACATGGATGTGTCGATCACCTTCGACTCCCAGAACACGGACCCGGAGACGATGGAGAAGAAGATCGGCGCTTTCATGCAGCTTCGCATGGCGGACACCGTGGGCGTCATCGACGTTTCAAAGCTGCTCTACATGGCAGGCGCGATGATCGACCCCGGAATTGCGGACTTTGTTTTCCAGCCGGTGGAAGCCGCGCAGGAGAAGATCATGAAGGCGGTGACGGACGACCTTGCCAAACTTTATTCCGGCGTCGCCGTTGGGGCACAGCCGAACGGAGCGCAGATCGCCATGCAGGTAATTCAAGCATGGTTGCAAGAGCCCGATATCGCCGAGCGCATGCAGTCGGACGAAGCATTCAACAAGCGCGTCATGACCTACATCGAGCAATATCGGATGCAGATCATGCAGGCCACGAACGCGCAGACTGGCAAGCTCGGCACCGCGCCCGCTACATTCCAAGGAACAAACACAGGATCATGACACTAAAAGACATCGCAGAAAAGGCGCTGGCGAAAGCTGGCGAGGTATTGGACAACCCCGGCAACTGGACTGGAGCAAACACGTCGAAGCTCTCCGCGGAGGCGGTTCAGACGCTTCTCACGCTGAGTCTCACCGCAAGCGGACCATCGTCGCGGAAGCCAAACCCACCAGCCGAAGTTACCGAACCCGATCCACAAACCGGACCCGGCGGTCCTCAGCCGCCCGAAGAAAAACCCAAGCGCGGCAAGAAGTCCGACAAGGAGGAAACTGAACCAGCCGCCGCCGAATGATTGACCCGCTGCCACAGCCGACGCTTGAGGAAGCTCTCGCGCAACTCCGCAACCTGCCGACGTTTCAGCAGGTCATCGAGTTCGTGGGAGAGGAGCGCGAGGACATGATCGGGCGCTTTGCCACTTGCACGAACGACGGCGAGGCGATGAAGACCGCGGGTGGCGTCGCTGCCTTCGACCGCGTTCTATCAGCTTTCCGGGGTTAATCGTTCGGGGTGCATCATGGCCCGCCCTCAGCAATGGGGGCGGGTTTTTCGTGCCCGCGCCTTAAATCATTACCAACCTACTAATGATTAGCGTTGCGCTAATGATTCAGATTCGCTAAGGAACTCCCATCGCAAACGCCGGGGCGAAAAAACGGCGGGAATACCATGGCTGACGAAATCACGGGGATCGACGCCCCCACCAACGCGCCGCAGTCCGACAACCTCTCGGCAGATGTGTTCGCACACCTACTGACAGGCGCTTCAGACGAAGGAACGGAAGACCAGACCGAAGCGGAGGAACCCGAGGAAGAAACCGAGCCGGAGGAGGTCGAAGAGACCACCGAAGAGGAGGAAGAACCCGAGGAAGCCGAAGCGGAGGCAACCGACCTTGATCTCGACAACCTCACGCCAGAGCAAATTCAGGCACTTGCCGCAAAGGCCCGATCCAAGGCGCTTTCCCGATACGGGAAGCTCACCGGGGAAATCAGGGATCTAAAGGACAAGCTGGAACAAGCTCTGACGAAGCCGGTCAACCCGCTCGAAAAGACGCGAAAGGTGGAAAGCCCGCGGATCGCCGCGATCTCCACCATCGAGGATCTCCAAACCGAGCAGGAACAGGCGGAGGCGGTTGAATCATGGGCGCAGGCACTCCTTGACGACAACGGCTCGGCAGATGGTGGCGACATCATTTCCGAGCACAACGGCAAGGAATTCACCAAGACTCAGGTGCGACAGATGCGCGACAGCGCGAAGTCCGCCCTGAAACGGGACATCCCGGCACGACTCGCGGAAATCCAATCCGAGGGCGAGCTGGTTCAGCAGCGGGAATGGTATGACGCGCAAGCGGTCCAGATTTTTCCCGAACTCGCTAACGAGGAATCCCCGGTGGCCGCGACCCGCAAGGCGCTATTGGCCGACGAGAACCTTCAGGAAGCATTCCGCAAGGTGCCGAAACTCTCCGCTTACGGCGGTCTGATTCTGGCCCACGCGGCACGCTCCATCGAGCTTTTGAAAGCAGAGCAGGCCAAAGGGAAACCGAAAGCCGCAACTACAACGGGAACCATTCCGAGGCCGAAACCGCCCGTGAACCCGTCAGGCGTAGGAGCAGCATCAGGCAAGCCGGAGGCAGGCAAGGTGAAGAAAGCCGAGGAATTGAAGCGCCAAGCAGAGCAGTCGGGCAGTCCAGACGACTACGCCGCCTATCTCGCAACTCAATTCTAACACTCAAAATCATGCCACTTGCTACCACTATCGACCCATCCGCTCCCAGCGCCCGCACGGGCCAGGGCAGCGCGATCAACAACCGCGAGGACCTGGCTTCGGCCTTGACCCTCCTCGCTCCGGAAGAAACCCCGATCCTGTCGCTTGCTCCAAAGCGCGGCAAGATGGAGTCCACCTTCTCCGAATGGCCCATCGACAAGCTCTCCGCTCCTAACAAGACCGGTGTCGCTGAAGGTGCCGACATCACCGCGTTCGCCAACAAGTTCGAGGCCGTTGCCCGCTTGGGCAACTACGTCACGATCCTTGAGCGCCCGTGGGCCGTCTCCGACCTCCAGACCCTCGTGAAGAGCGCGGGACCGCAGGACAAGGGACGCGCCGTCACCAAGTCGATTCAGGAACTCAAGCGGGACATCGAATACAAGATCAGCTCCGACGACGACCGCTCCGTGCAAGACGGCGGCGGCACCGTTTACGGCTCGCGTGCTCTTGGCGACTGGATCGACAGCGCTGGTCCTTCCGACGTTCCGACCGCTTACCGCACTCCATCGGCTTCGATCATCACCGCCGCTCCGACCGAAGACACGCTCGACGCCGCGATGGCTTCGATCTTCTCGGTGAACGGCAAGATGAACCGCCTGACGATGGTTGCCGGAACGGCGCTCCGCAAGGTCATCACCGAATTCACCCGCACCGAGAACAACTCGGGCAGCGAGGTCTATCAGGTGGTCGAGCAGGCGGGCACCAAGAAAGTGACGTTCGTCATCGACACATTCGAGACCGCTTACGGCTTCGTCAACATCATCAATGCCAACCCGGATTGCGTCGTGAACAGCAACCGCGGGTATATCCTCAATACCAGCTACTACGGGATCAAGGAATTGATGCCGATGCAGGTGAAGGAGCTGGAAGACCAGGGCGGCGGTCCTCGCGGATACGTCAAGTGGGCGGGCACCTTGCAGGTGAACCATCCGGGTGCGCACGGCAAGATCGCCTACTAATCCCAACCGAAAGGACCAATTCAGATGCCTACCATCACCAAGCTGACCAATAACGAAAAGTCCCCGTTCACGCACGTCGCGAAACTGGACTTCAACGACCTCATCGCCATCGGAACTGGCGGCACCCTTGCCATCGCCGACATCCCGGCTGGCGGAGGCGTCCTGCTCTGCGCGGTCGTCAACACCGTTGATATCGTGGGGTCTTCCTCACTCGTCATCGACGTTGGCACCACGCTTGCCGATCCCGACGAGTTCATCAACGCGCTCGACGTTGACGGAATGACCGTGAACCTGCCGGTCTGCAACACGGGCGACACCATGCTGCAAGGCGCGACCACCACCACCACGCTTGCGGGCGTTCTTCCCGCAAAGCTGACGGCGACCGCCCTGCCGGTTTACATCAAGGTGACGGATGCCGCGATCGCATCCATCACTGCCGGGGAAATCGTCATCGGGTTGACCATCATCGACCCGCTGAAGTTCCTCGTTGTCTAACACCCAACCGGCGGGGGCTTCAGTTGCGAGGCCCCCGCCATCCTTTTCCCATGATCGAAGGACTCGACGACGCGACCACGCACGCGATGATCAACGAGCTTTGCAGCGGGCGGCGGTTCATGGAGGAGAACTGCAAGTTCCGCGAGGATCACGCGGCACGCGACGCCTTCCTTTCGCGGGGACACAAGACGCACAAGGCGCTCGGCAAGAAAGTCCTCTCCCTGCCCGCCTACGATTTCTTCCTGATCCAGAACAAGCTGGGCGAGGAGGCGATGCATGACGCATCCGAGATCCGCAGCCTGCAAAAGAAGTTCCCTGAGTTCGCGGTTTACAAGGTATGAACACCCGCACCTACGCGTCAGTCTTGGCCGACCTCGAAGCTATCTGTGGATGCTCGTTTGCGACGCAGGAAGCGGCACGCGCGAAATACTGGATCAACCGCCGTGCACGGCGCGCTTACGACGAGTCCGAATACTGGCCGCGGTTCTTCGTGGTCGGTGAAGAGCGGGTTGTATCCGAAGACGGGTTGCTGCCTGACGAGCAAACCGGACTGAGCGATATTGACACGGTCCTGCGAATCCACGCGACGCAGCCATTCCGCGAGCGCGGCGCTTACGAATACGCCGACTTTGTCAGGACCAGCGAGGGAACCATCATCACGGGGTATCAGGCAGTCGAGGCATCCAGTCCGACTCAATACATCGTCACCGGCTGCGAGAATCCCGACTTCAATGGAAGTTACGCCCCTATTGAGAACGACGACGAATTCCCCACCTACGTCAACACGGCGAACGTCAATTATCTGCTGACTGCCAGCGTTTACGATGCTGAGGAAGGAATCGCGGCATACCGGCTTGGCCAGTTCCCGGTGGCGTATTGGGGAACTCCATTTAACACCGAGATCCCAAGCACTGAGCTGACTCCGGATATTTTCAACGGGCTATGGTCCCCGAGTGACGCGGAAACCGGAGCGCCCAACGTCGAGGCGGAAACCGTTTATTCGGCCTTCGTCACCTACAAAGCCGCGCTTCCCGACACCTACGGGACCGGCGACGGCGAGGAAAGCAACATCCCCGAAGAATGGGCCGCCTACATCGTCCACGGGGCTTACTCCGACTTCCTGCGAAACGATCAGCAGCAGGAGAAGGCCGCGATGGCGGAAATGGAAGCGACCGAGATCCTCATGCCACAGCTCGAAAAGATCGGGCGTCAGAGCGGCGGAAGCGTCTTCACCAAGCGGATCTCACACGCAAACACCCAATGGCGATGATTAACAGCGAGCCAAAGAACCTGGACCTACAGCGACTCAAGAGCAAGCAAGACCAACTTTTGGTCCGTGTCAGGCGGGTAGAGTCAGCACCCGCCATCGCGTCATTCTCAGCAACCTACGCAGACGACACGGAAGCATCTTCGGGCGGAGTAGCAATTGGCGAAGTCTATTCGACCGGATCAACCCTTAAAACACGGCTGGCATGATGCTGGGCCTTTCACTTTCTTTGGTGTCCCCAAGGACAGGCAGCTTCGACCCGCTGTCGCTGTCTCCCTCACTTTTGTTGGACGCATCGGAAGCCGGCTCTTTGTATAATGCGACGAGCGGCGGCAGTTTGGTTGCGGATGGCGGATCAGTTTACCGGTGGGAGGATCTTTCTGGAAGAGGTTGGCACCTGAGCGAGCCGACCAACACGCCAATTTATACGTCGGCCACACCCAGATTGAGATTTGACGGCACCAATGACAAGCTCGCAACGCGCTCCTTTACCGCGACAGACCTTCCCGATGCGAGCGGGGGTGATACCGGTAAAGGATTCACCAGCACCGGTCTGGCGCGAGCGGCCGATGGCACATGGTGGGCCGCCAACGACGGGCGAAACATCGAGGGTGATGTGACGTTCGAGCCGTCGCTGGTTCATCTGTCCGCCGACTTTTCGACAAAGCTGGGGGAGATCGACCTTGTCTCTTTATACGGACTGACCGATAGCGTGCAGGGTGTCGCTGTAGATCCATCCGATGGCTCGCTGTGGTTTGTGGACTATGGCGGGCAAAGGATCGAGCATTGCACGGCCGCGGGCGTTGATCTAGCGGATGGATTCTCAGTTTCCGCGGTCGGTGTTCCCAACGGCTTGGCGTTCGATCCCGACACCTCAGGCTTCGTTGTGCTTTTTGCAAATAGTGAGGTGCGTCGCTACAATCAGGCTGGGGCGGTGACGGCTACCCTCACGGATTTTCCGACGATCTACGGGGATCAGCTAACAATCCGCGACGGAGTCATCTACGCCACGGAAGGAGCCAACGGGGCTTCCGGGTCGATTTACGCCTATGTGGGGGCCTCTTGGATCAAGATTGGAGTGCTGCACGGAGCTGATGCCGTTGAGGGCGTGTGGATCGCGGAAGACTTGAGCGAGATTGTGGTGCTTAATGACGCCTATTTTCACGGCGGCTCCCCTGCGCTCAATCGGGCGCTCCGATACCCGGCGGTTGCTTCTAACGCGGTCGGCGAGATCCATTTTGTGGGCAGGTTAACGGGTGCCCCTGCGCAAACCTGCACGCTGGCGGTTTTGGGGAGTCCGGCAGGGATACCAGGGTTGGGGATTTACGTGCCATCGGGCAGCACCACAACGATGCGGGTAATCTCCAATACCGGCACAGGAGCCACAAATCAAGCATCCGTGGACACGACGGTGTTGTCCATGACATCATATTCCTACTGGCGAGTCAGGGTTGATTGGAGCGCAAAAACCTTAAGCATCTGGCGAGATGGGGTCGCGGTCGCGAGCGGGGTCTCCCTCGCTACGCTAGGCAGCAACATTTCATTGCTCACAACCGCCACTGTCGGAGGATCAGCTCTGGACGCGTCCAACCGGGCATCTCCATTCGACTGCGTTTGGTTGCTCATGTGCCAGCCGTTGAATAACACCCAGGCAGCAGGTCTCCTTAATTTTGTGCGGGGAAAGTTTCCCTCGATTTTGCCATGAAAACCCTCACCTCAATCCTCTGCCTCTGCGCCATCGCATGCAACACCTCGACGACCTACCACGCGGACGGGTCGAAGACCGTCATCGAAGGCACCGACCCTGCCGCGCTTGCAGCGATCACCGCGACCGCTCTGGCGTTTGCGCCCCGTGCCCGCGTGGTCGAGCAGAAGTCCGGGCCGATCACGGCGGAGGAGATCGCCAACAGATTCCAGCAAAAGCCATGAAAATCTCACTCATCTACATCCTCGTTGCCGCCTGCCTGACCTCGTGCGGACTCCACGCTCCAGCCGAATGGTCGGAGACAAGCAACCCGCTCGACGTGCCAGCCGGGGCGAAGCTGGTCCGCCCGCCTTCCATGGGGATCTTCGGCGCTCATTCGGAGTTCTACAACTGACTGAATGAACCTGCCCCGCGCATCAAAAGACCTAGTCCGCACGCTGGCCCTTGAGGCATGGCGCAAGGACGGCTGCGTTGGCCCGCTGCCAAAGGTCTACGCGCTTGCTGTGCGGGGCTATCGAGCAACCAGCATGGGGCCGACGCCCGGGAATGACGTGGGGATCTTCGACGATGCCTTTTTCCTCGTCACGCCCGACGACTTCATTCCGGCCAACGCGAATACCGACCCATCCAAGCTCGGCTGGAATCCTGGCGTCGGCAAACCCTACGGCATGCTCAAGACCGGCGTCTGGTGGTTCTACTCAGGCGCACACAAGGGCAGGCGTCCAGCGTTCCGGCAGGCCGACAATGAAGACGTTGCGAACAACCTCGGCATACCGCACGAGGGCAAGTTTCACGTCACCCGAATGTGGGGTCGCGACGATCCGCGGAATTACGACGAATGGGGGCACCAGCAGGTGAATATCCACTTCGGCCGCGGCCCGATCACCGGCACGTCCTCATGGCTATGCCTTACCGTTCCTGAGGGATCGCCGTGGATCCAAGACGCCGTCAACGCCCTCAAGAGGTGGGGGCAACCACTCCTCCCTGTCATTCTCATCGACGGACCGATTTCCTAACATGCTCGCCCAAATCCTAGCCGACTCCGCGCAGTCTGAAAAAGTTCTAATCTGGACGCTGATCCTTTCGTCGGTCGGCTCGCTGATCGCCTCCGTGATTGGCCTAGCGAAATACCTGATCGACCGGAAATCCGACCAAGACAAACAGGCGCGAGCCGACGCACAGGTTATTGCCCTCCGCGAACAGGACCGGCTCGACGCGAAAGCCAAGGCCGAGATCATCCTGCTTGAAGGGGCCAAGCGCGAGAAGCGCCTCGCTCAGAAGATCGACGAGAACACCGAAGTCTCCAAGGCGGCATTCAAGGAGGCCAACGGCATCAAGGCAGAGGTCGCCGCGACAAAGAAGGAGATCGCAGACGCCGTGAAAGTCATCGCCGAATCCTCGGCCGCGAAATGAACCCCTCCTTCCCGCTCCCGCTCAACCTGACCGATGGCGGGCTTCGCGGTGACACGCGGCTTTTCCGGCTGACCTCGCCGTTCATCTACCTTTCCAGCCGCGGACAGATCACCGTGCCGCTCGGCTTCACCACCGATGGCGCGTCGATCCCGCGAGTGTTCTGGAGCCTGCTGGGTCCGTTCGGGCCGTATTTCGAGGCCGCGGTGATTCATGATTTCCTCTACTCGCCATGGAGCGACGGGTTCAGCCGCGCCGAGGCTGATTCGATTTTCAAAGAGGCGATGTTCAACCTCGGGCTCGACTGGCCACGGCGCGAGGCGATCTACCGGGCCGTCCGCTTGTTCGGGGGCAGGTTGTTCCGCGGGCTGTGAAGGCGAGGCGGGGAAGGGTTGAGCGGCTACTTGAGCCGGTCAGACCACCGCTTCACCAGCTCGCTCGCGCTGATGCCCTTCGCTTTCGCGCTGGCGTCGATCCTAGCCTTGTTCTCGGGCGGCAGGGAGACCGTGAGGTTGACGCGGACCACGTCGCTCTTGGGGCGGCCTGCGCCGGGGCGGGCTCCTCCGCGTTTGCTTGGTTCGGTCATTGCTTGAAGGGTTCTAGAAGCATTTGGAACACAGGCAGTCGCCCTCATGGTTGACGGCAATGTCCGCGTCCCTGTCCGTGAATCGAATTTGCGAAGGATCGCAAGAAGTGACAGTTCCGTCGGGCATTTCAATGATCGCCGAGCGATCTGTGTAAAGGTGCGACCCGTCGCCTACAGCGCATCTAACTTGCTCCTTCCAGCAGTGGAAAAACACGCTGGTCGCCCCGTCCAATAGTGCCGGGCGCGTTTGATCTGGTGACTCCGTTTTCATCTTTGCGCTTCACATTCCCTTGGTGACCTTCTTGACGATGCCGGAAGCGTAGGCGAACACGCAAGCGGTGCGTCCGTTCTTCAGCTCGACCATGAAGGCAATGGTTCCCTTGTTGCCAACCTTGCCTCTCGAAAGGATCGGGTAGGTTTGGCCGGAGGTGGTGGTGATTGTGAGTGGTGCGATGGCGTTCATTACGTGCGCAGCTTGCCGCCTAATTTGATTTCCGCAAGAGGAAAATCAAAATACTTTCATCGACTCAAATCGTGCCCGTGGGCGAAGGTTCTGCCATGGTCAACCACTCGCTTCCCATCCCGGCTTGAATCCAGTTGCGCGGTAATCGGCTTTCGCCTCCCGCCTAGCTTTCATCTCACGGGCCGTAGCCTTGTCCGTTGCTGGCAAATGTTGATGCCGGATTGCACGGCGAAAGTGGTGCCTCGTTTCCAATAGGTCAGTGAGGAGCGCTCCCCATCCCGATTACGTCGAGAGAACCTGAAAGGGCGTAGGCGTTGAAGTGACGAAGGACTCAGGTCGCTACGCCCCGGAATCGTCCAGTGCGCCCCTCAATGATCCGACATGCTCAACCTATACCCGCGGGCCGGGCGGGTGGCAAGAACACTTTCCGGCAGGTAGCGGCAGGAGCGCCCTTGAAGTCGCTGCAACCCGCGTGAATACTACGTCAACCTTGCCCTTCGTAATGAGCTGGCCGCCAGTTCGAATCTGGCCAGCGGCTCCATTTTACAAGGGTTTGAGATCCCTTCGATTGCCTTCGTTCTTGCTCGTTGATGTCTATTCCGGCAATTCCGGCAGGTAAATGCCACGCCGCGCAAAGCTGGAAGCGAAGGAAACCGTCGATGGTTGGAAAGTCGAAGTGCCGCCGGACATGACGCCGGACGGAATCCGGCAGCGTCGGTTCTTCCCGACCAAGACCGCCGCCAACAAGTTTGCGGCCGATCTTCGCAGCAAATACCACAAGGGCGAGCGCGGGCGGCTGCTGAAGGTCGAGGAGGCCATTCAGGCGGCAGAGGCGATGAAGATCCTGGCACCCACCGGCCTTTCCCTGCTGGACGCCGCCAGAGCCGCTGTGACGCGCTGGGAGGCAGAGCAAAGCGGCGAGACCTTCGCGGAAAGGTTCGTGGCCTTCACGACGAAGATGCAGGCGCACTGGAGGCCGCGCTACGCCTCCGACATGGCCAAGATCCCGCGATGGGTTGACGCCTCGTTCATGGGCTCCCGTGCTTGCGACATCACGCCAGCGGTAATCCGTGCCGCGGTCATGAGAGGCGGAGCGGTTGCGGAGTCCACCATCGACATGCGGGCGACTCGGATTCAGTCGGTGATTTCAGCCCGTGGCGGCAAGCGGAGGTCGAAGCGGGTAGCCCTGCTGGACCGGAAACAGCTCGCGCTTCTCAAGTGGAGATCAAGGAAGAATCCTGAGGAGCGGCGAGCGGTTGGGATGCTGCTCTTTGCGGGCATCCGGCCCGATGCGGAGGAGGGAGAAATCACGCGGCTGGAATGGTCCGCGGTGGGGCGTGAGGTTTACGTTGACCACGATGTCAGCAAGACCGGCAGCGACCGGCACATCCCCATCACCAAGCGGCTGCAATGGTGGATTCGCGGTCATCCAGCGGACGGGCTAGTTGCTCCGGCGGGATGGCGCAAGAGGTGGCAGCGGCTACGGGCCGAGGCTGGACTCGGCAGCGGGCAAGACCTGACTCGCCACACGTTCGCCAGCCACTTCCTAGCGGTGCACGGGGAGAAGGAGACCAAGCAGGCGCTTGGCCACACTGCGGACAGCGACACGCTTTTCAGGCACTACCGAAAGGCCGTGACAGGGCGCGACGGGAAAAGGTATTTCGGAGAGAGATGAAATTCCTCCGCAAGATCGCCCCTACCGTCGTCAACGTCGTCTTCGTCCTCTGTGTGATGGCTGAGGCGTGGCAGGCGGTCGCCATTATCGCTTGGCTAGCCGCGATCCAGCTTTACAGCCGGTTGAAGCAGGAGATCCGCGAGTCCAAGAATGTCCAGCGGTAGGGGCGAGCCTTAGAATGGAGGGCTGCAAGGGTTGCTGTTCCGCCAGCCCAAGGACATCCGCAAAGCCTCCTGTCCTCGTCCAGTCGGTTAGCGGCTGCTTTACTGATGCTCTCAGCGAATGTCATCCTAGATGGTGAGCGCCTCGACCGGGCATAGTTCGGCAATCGCCTTACCATGCCACGCTTGAAGACATCCTGTGATGGAGCCGACCTGCGCCGTGCATACCCGTGATAGCGGGGGACCAGCCAGTCGCGAGGGATGACGCGCTTTTGGTGTGACTGGAACGTTCGAAATTACCCGCCCTTCATTTCGGTCAGGGGCGGAACCTTTGAAGCTCTTTCGCCTAGCCAAGCTCTGACGCCCATTTTGCAGAGCGAGGTGGCTGATATGGCAAGGCTGATCCGGCGAAAGAAAAAGCCCCGATCCTCGCTGCAACAAGGTCGGGGCTTTCGGATCAGGAGCGGACTCCGGGCAAAGCTTTTCGTCTTCCGTTGCAGCGGTGACGCCCAAACGACTAACGGAAGTCGCCCAAGGGGTCAATCGCAAAATCGGACGGATGCGCTTTAATCAACGGTGAAGGAAGATCATCGCAAATTTTGCAGAAATGCGTATTTCTACTTGGCATTGATTCTGTGACGAATCCGCCTGAAAGAACCTTTAAAGTGCGAACGGGGGCGGGTGGGATTCCCCTAAGGGATTGAGCAATCTCCTTAGGGGTGCGCAAATGCGAGGTGCATGAAAGCACCCCTCCCTTACCCGCGAACAAATACAATCGGCTTGAGGTCCGCGGCATCGCGGAGAGCCGCCAGAATCTCCACCGCCTTTGGGGCGCAGAGATACGACAGGAAGCCAAGAAGGATCAATCCAAGTCCGGTCTTAATGCCCTTGCGCAGAAGCTTGGCGATCGTTTCGGCCAGCGTCAGATTGTGCGCTCTGGCGATCTCGTCCAGCATTGTGAAATCCTCAAGCGCGAGACCGCTAAGGTCCAGCTCCCGGGGCACCAGCATGGGGGGAACCCAGGAGGGAACCTTCCTCTGACCCTGCTCCCACTTCCGGTAGGTATGGACCGAAGTGTTGTTTAGTTTCGCGGCCATCTGGACCTGATCCAGCCCCAGTCGTTCGCGCTCTTTTCGTAGTTCGTCGTGTTTCATCGCGGCGGACTAGTAACCCAGCAGTAGCCCAATTCAAGAAAAATTCACCCAATGGGTTATTTTCCGTTGACGGTAACCCATCGGGCCACTACCACTAACCCATCGAACAAATGAACGTCCTAATCCGCATCAACACCGAAGAAGCCCTCAGCCCTGAAGACATCCGGGAATTGGCCCGCCAGAGCGACGAGAAAGGCATCACCATCGAAGACCACGCATCCGCGCTTCTGCGAGCCGCCATCCAAGCGGAGCACGCCGCGCTAAAGCAGCCCGCCAAGAAGTCAGCGAAGAAGGTCAAAGCCGCTTAACCGCCATGGACCTTGCCCTCCTCCGCCTAGCCGCCCGTCACGCTCGCCACCTCGGTCTGCAAGCGGCCCGCCGATTCCACGTCGAGAGCTACCTAGCGATCCGCGCAGCCCGCAACGCCTGAGACCATGCCCCCCGAAACCGAAGAGCTTATGACCGCCGAGCAGGTCGCCGCGGCAATCGGCAAGGGCTGCACCAAGACGCGGGTCCTTGATTGGCGGAAGGCGGGGATCATCCCGGCCGAGATTGCCCGCGGGAACTTCGTCCGCTTCGACATCACGAAAGTCCGCCAAGCGCTTCGTGAGGACGCGGCAAAATGACCCCCGGCAGCGAGGAAGAATCAACGCCTGACGCCGAGTTGGAGCGCTACCGCGCCGGAAAGTAACCACAAGATCACAACATGAATAAAGACTCCGCAGGGTTTGGCCGACCCAACAACAAGGCCCGCCGCAACATCCAGAATCAGCGCACGTTTCGCAACGTCCAGAAGCGCCGATCTATCCACGCCAAGAACCACGGGATGAGCGTTGCTGATATTCCGGCCAAGCGCTGGGTGACTGTTCCAACCGCCAGCAAGTGACCCACCATGACCTCCACCAAACAAAGCCAGAAGCACCGCCTGCTTGCCTACCTGCGCAAGAACCGCAAGGGCATCACCAGCCTTGAAGCCGCCGACAAGCTGCGGATCACGAACCTGCACAAGCGGATCGGGGAGCTGGAAGCTGAGGTCCCATGTGGGACCGAGTTAGATCCCATCTACGGCCGCGTCTATGTTTACAAGGAGGGCCACACGATCACCCGCAAGTGGGTCAAACCGCCCAACGGCAACCGCCATGTGCGCTACTCGCTGGCGCGATAACTCTCCCGCGCTAGCCCTGCTTTCCGCTCCGGGGGGAGGCCGTAGAGGGCAGGGTTAGCCGGGGTTCATTTCCACCACTCAAAGATACGACTCTGCATATGAAACAAGACACCACTAACACCGCAACGAGCTGCGTCGTCATGCTCATCGTTCTCGCTATTTCAATGACTATTGGCGGCTTTTGCTGGCAATACACGATCAACACTTGGCTTGAGTTCGCAGGTAAAGACCCAGCCATCCAATGGTGGCATGGAGCGCTTATTAGCATCGTCCCCCATATTGGAGGATTCTCCATCGGGGCGGCGGTCCTCACTTGGATTCTCATGCTGTTCCTTGGTTGACGCCCATGAACCTCACCGAATCCCAGCGCGAAACCCTGATAGCCCTAGCCTGCATCCTCGCCCTCGCGGCGGTCAGCGGGGCGGTCGTCACGATTTATAACCTTACACACTGATGAGCACTCAACTTCAAATCACAATGGGAGCGCTCCTCCTGCTTGCTCTATACAACTGGTGGTTCTGGCGATGGAACTCCAAGGATTGGGAGAACATCGCTAGCAAATGGAAGCTTGGAAATGATGCGTGGGCGGCAAGTTCCGCCGACTGGAAGGACATCGCAAAAGAGAATCAGCGGTTGCTTGAGAAGGCGCTTCGCCAACTCGACCTCGAACGATCCAAAAGCAAAGCCGCAATCGCCCGCACCCAACCTGCAACCGAAACACCATGAAAATCTCACTCGATAAGAAATACCGCACCCGTGACGGCCGCAATGTCCGCGTTCTCTGCACCGACGGCCCATGCAATACATACCCTGTCGTTGGATACATTATGGGGCGGTCTTCCGCCACTGACTACGAGGAGTGGACATCATCCGGGAGGTTTGATGTTACCAAAAACGGAGAAGGCCTGAGCGACCTCGTCGAGATCCGCGAGCCGAGGGAGTGGACCGCGATGGTTGCCAAGGACGGCAACACCGCGTTTGAGGCGGGGCAGATCATCGGTGATGGAATCCGCCTAAATAGAGAACTTAGGCCTGACGACAAGTTCGAGTTGATCCTCGTCCGCGAGATCCTCGACGACCAACCCGCAACCGCAAGCGAGCCATGAGCAGCATCGACCTAGACGACGTGCTGAAGCTGCAAGCCGAGATGGCGGAGTGGAAGCGTAGGGCGGAGGCGGCGGAGGCTGACAAGCGCCGTCTTGACTGGCTGGAAGCGGGAAGGCGCGGTGCATGGTGGAACGCTCGCGGCGACTGCTACGTGATTCAGGAAGATCAGCAGACGGTCGGCAACATCGGCTCGGGCAAGTCTGTTCGCGATGCCATCGATGCGGCCGCCAATCTCTGGAAGCCATGATCGCCCTACTCTTCGTCTTCGGCTCGATCTTCGTCCTGATGGCGTTCCGTGTTCTCGCAGCTTCTAACGACCGAATCCGATGAAAACTAAACACCTTTGGTATCTCCTTCCGATAGCCGCCATGTGGTTGATTTGCTTCCTCGGCAGCCTTCTGGATTGGGGAGAGCGCCCTCAATGGTGGTTCATTCCGGGCATCGCGACCGGCATCTTTGCCGTGTGGGCGGCGCTAGCTTACGCCATCGACAAAGCGGACCCATGAAACCCTCCACCGTCCGCACCGGCTGCGCGTTCGTCACCGTCGCCGCGATCGCTATCTCAGTCGCCATGGCCGCATTCGGCGTCCGCGATTTCACCGCATACCTCGGCACCAGCGGCATCCTCATCATGGCGGTTTTCGTCGCGATGACTTCGCCGCGGTGCAGGTCTTGATTTCCAAATACTAGAACCAACGAAGATGAAAACATTCGAAGTCCTCACCAAGATTTACTGCACGGTGGTTGTTACCGCCGAAGACGAAGAAGCCGCCCTTGAGGTTGCATCCGACATCGTCAACACGCCCAGCGGATGGGACCACGACGAAACCAGCATCGACGAGGAGCTTACGACTCCAGAGGCGGTTGAGACATCGATCCGCCATTCCACTTGGCACGACGACGACCGCCAAACCGAGCCTTACACGGCTTAACCTTTCCAGCCTCGTCCCGCGACCCTCACGGGTGCAGCAAACGCGGGCGAATTTTACCGATACCGATATGACAGCCCACGAACGACACCTCACCCTTGTTGACGCCGTCAACGATGCGGCCACGGAAGCAGAGCACCGCGACGCGAGCAACATGCTGTGCGGTTTCCGGCGAGGCCTTGAGGCTGCCGGGGGTCGCCCCGACCTCATTGCCTGCGACTTCCACACGATGGCCAAGCACGGCGAGCACCGCGAGATGGTTTGCG